CCACGCCGGCAGTCGGCACAGCGCCAGCCGCTGTCCAAATCAAGCCAATGGCACCACTGACTGTGCCACTGTAAACTTGATCAATCCAATCGCCGTTTGCGTCAGTGGCACGAATTGTGAAAACATAAGCGCCCGACGTGGTAGGCGTCCCAGAAATAACACCAGATACAGGGTTTAGCAACATGCCGACAGGCAGCGTGCCTGATTGCACGGACCACGCGTATGGCGCCGTCCCGCCCGCGGCAGTAAAGGTTTCACTGGTCGGCGCGCCTTGCGTAAGCGTGATAGTAGCGGGAGAGATTGAGCCACCGGGAATGGGACCGGGACCGGCGCCAACAGTAGCATGAGCTATCCAACCAAAAGTACTACTATTATTTGCTTCTTTTACATACAACACTGTTCCTGATGTGCCAGCCTGATCAGTGTATAAAGAACCAATATCTGCAAAAACTAATCCTTCTGGCGAGCCTGTACCACTCATCCATTTCGTCGCACCTGCTCTAATAGAGATTTGATCATCTGCTGTAATACTTACTGGCTGTGCGTTGTTACCAACCATTGTATTATTTGTACCAGTTGTTATTGTATTACCAGATCGATAACCACTTGCTACGTTGTAGCTACCAGTTGTGTTACTGTTTAGTGCTTGATAACCACTTGCTACGTTGTAGCTACCAGTTGTGTTGCTGTAGAGTGATTGAAAACCACTTGCTACGTTATCGACACCAGTTGTGTTGCTGTGTAGTGTGCTTCTACCAATTGCTACATTGTAGACACCAGTTGTGTTACTGTATAGTGATTCACGACCAAATGCTATGTTACTGTAACCAGTTGTGTTGAAGCGTAGTGAGTCATAACCAAATGCTACGTTATTAATACCAGTTGTGTTACTGAATAGTGCTTGATAACCACTTGCTACGTTGTGGCCACCAGTTGTGTTAGCGTATAGTGCGTTTCTACCACTTGCTACGTTATAGTTACCTGTTGTGTTACTGTATAGTGCGTTAGTACCACTTGCTACGTTATAGTTACCTGTTGTGTTACTGTATAGTGCGTTAGTACCACTTGCTACGTTATTGTTACCAGTTGTGTTGCTGTATAGTGCCTGAAAACCAGATGCTACGTTTTGACTGCCAGTAGTGTTGCTGTATAGTGATTGGCTACCAATTGCTGTATTTCTGGCACCAGTGGTGTTTGAATTCAATGTCAACGCGCCGACAACAGTATTAGTCGTAACGTCACCTTCGCCACGACCAACGCGAACAATATCATGAACCCAAATATCATCAGGATATGACGTTGATCCAATTGAGTATGAGGACAATCTAACAACATTCAATCTTGCGCCCATGTCTAAATTGCCACCGGATAGTACCAGTTGATCCCCCGTAATAGTATAAGATACGATAGGCTCTTGGACAACACCATCTATATATACAAGTGCTTGATATTCATCATCCAAAGCATAAGGAAGAGTATACGTGCCTGTTGTATTATCTCCAATCCAATTGTCGTGACGTATATGACTAATTGGCACTAGGGTATCAATTTCAATTTCGTCGCCATTTGTTGTAACAGTAAGAGAATCGAATGGTCCAGATGTTATTGTTCTAAACTCAGCCGGATTACCAGGAACAGGCGGCGCAACTAAAATTTCTTCGCCAGTTCCAATATTTGTTAAATCTAGATCAACTGTATAAGTATTTAACGCATCATTGTATACTGAGTTGATACCATAACTCATATTGAATAACTGATCTATTCTGTCGTCTACACGTTCATCGGTGAAATATAAGTTTGATATGCCTTCATTCAAACCATCAGTCGTGATAGTAGTGAATGATCCAGTCACATCAAGGTCACCGTTTACAAAAGTATTAGCGGCATTTAGCTGCGTAAATGTTGCCTGTGCAGGAGTTACGTCACCGATAACAGTATTATTAATATTGCCTGCGCGAGCGTCAATAGAGCCGTCACCCGTGGCTGAAAAGAATACAACTCCATTGTCCGATAAAACATCGCCAGTGTATCCGTTAACGGCAACTATGCTTCCAAAATAACCAGTGCCGTCAGTATGAAAATCATTTCCCCAAATCGTCCATCGATCTAATATTTCATCCCAAGAAAACTGAGCATTTGTTTGACCATCACGCCACGCTTCGATTCCTTCAAAATCTGATTGAGGAGTAACACCAGTCGAATCATAACCAATAAGAATATGGTCATCCTTGAATGTCACCGTTTCGGTGTCTACAGTCGTGGATGTACCTTCGACCCAAAGATTACCTTCAATTTTGACTGTGCCACTTGTACTTTTGATAATACCTTCGCCTGTATTACCAACATCTAAAACAATCTTATCGCCTTTTAGAAATAATCTGTCACCAAACTTAATTTGCTCTGCCATTATTAAACACCTTGAATGCTATACTAATACTATTTATCAATAATACTACATATAAAAAAATAGGCGCCGACGGCGCCTATTTTTATTAAACCTTTTAGATTGTCTATTAAACGAATGATAGAGAACCTGTTGGGATTTCGATTTTAGAAACGTAATCCGCTGCGTTACCTAGAGTAGACGCTGTGTTTGTTAGAGCAACATAGCCGTAACGAGTCATGAAGGACACAACTGGTTCCATTGTATGTGGATCAATAACAACACCAGAAGACATTAGAGGTACGTATGGGCAATAGAACGCTGCTGCGTCGATTTCGCCTTGACCTTTGTAGCCCAGAATAACTGGAGCATCGTCTGCTGCGTATGTGTTAACATAAACACGCATTGTGCCATTTAGAGTACCAGCAAACTTAGTGTTTGTTGGTGCTTCGAATGTACCCTCGGTTGTACGAGCGAATGCAGATGTTGTAGCGGACTGTAGAACAGTTAGTGCCGATGGGGAAACAACTGCCCAGTTAGCAGCGCCGCGACGTGTACGCTGTGCGACTAGGTTAGCTTGCTGGTTGAGTAGAGTTGCTAGAACTGCGTGACGATCACCAACGAATGTAGCTGTACCTGTGAAAGGTGCAGTCATGTCGAATGTTGCGCCAGTTGTTGCTAGATTTTCTAGAGAACCTAGAACCTCTTGGTCGATTTCTGCTGTGATTTCCATAGCAAGTGCTGCCATGATTTCAGCTTCGATGTCTAGACCGTGCATTGAGTTTGCGTCCTGAGCCGCTTCAAATGTCCAGCGTGCGGATAGCTTACGAGTTTTTGCTTCAACTGTCTGCTTTAGCACCTGTACGGACATACGGTTACCTGGGTGACCTTCAAGAACTGCTGTAGGAGCGCCTTGACCTGGTAGTTCACCAGAGTATGCCTTAGCAATATCAAACGGGGATAGTGCTTCGGAACCTGCTGTTGCACCATTAGATGTATCAGAATAACGAATACGTAGAGTATGAATCTGACCAACTGGTCCAGACATTGGCTGAACACCAATTAGTTCGTTAGCAATAACCGTTGGCATAACACGACGAATAACAGGTAGAATAACCTTGTTAAGCGTAGCGATATTACCTGCCTGAGTTGCGCCCATTGTTGCATTCTCTGTAAGAGCAATGCGAGTATTTTCAAGAACTGCCGACATAACATCACGCTTGTTGCCTTCTAGACCTTCTAGAAGTGCGCCAGATGTTGTCTCCCAATTCTTACCTTCAAAAAGATTTTCCATCTTTATCTCCTTAGTTAAGACCTGCTAATTTCTTTAGCTGGATGATATCAGCATCATTACTTTGGGATTCAACTAAAACGCTTGCTTTCACATTGCGATCACCTGTATGTTCAGTAACTTTGCCTTCGGTTAAAATATTTGTGTCAGAGGTCTTCTCTTTCACATTTTCATTAAGAACTGCCGGTAGATATTTCTTAAAAGCAGTTTTCAATTTTGTTGTGTGTACTGATTCAAGTAAATCAGTCATCACTTCACGCTTAGATTTAGATAGTGGAGCTAATAGACCTTCTAGAACCTGATTACGGTTCATACGCTCTGTTAACGCACGTTCTTTCTTATGCGATTCAGTAATAACATTTTCTTTTTCAGTAACAATGTTTTCTAGTCTGGAAATCACTTTAGCAGCTTCATTCAATTTAGAATTCATTCTAGCAACTTGTGTACCCTCATTTAAGTGGGATGCCATGAATTCGCCGGTGAATGCCTCAAAGATACGACGACCGAAATCGTTTTGTTTCGCTTCTTGGATATCTTCCTTCAGTGCTGTAAGTTCACTTGTTAGGGCAGTGTTGATTGTAGATTCAACCAATCCTGCGGAACGCCGAATAAAGTCTTTACGAGTTTTATTCAATAGTTCTTTTCCTTCAGCAACCATACGCACTTTGGTTTCAACCAATTCACGCTTATCTTCATGGAATTCTGCCAATTCGCGTGAAAGTTGCTTAACTACGAAAGTCTTAGTTGTTTCTAGACTTTCATTCATTTTCGCACGATCATCACGAAGCTCTTTAATTTCCTTAACTAATTGTTGGTTAATGAAACCTTCGAGAAATTTCGCATGTTCTTTAATCGATTTGCGATATGCTACGCGTTCCGAGATTAATGCTTTTCTGTCTTCCATGAATTCTGCTAACTCACCACGGATAGTGCCGTCAAGCATCTTATCCATAGTTTCTACGATAGCAGTCTTATCATGTTCGTACTTTTGAGCATACTCCTCACGAAGTTCAGACGTAATTTCTTCTCTAGCTTCAACCAGTTTTGCTTCCCAAGCTTCCGTTATTTGTGCACCAGCTTCTTCTGTTAGTACACCGGACTCAAGAAGACCAGCAAGGAATTCGTTTGCCATATTGGTTTCTCCTATTACAGTTTAAGCTCTTTAATGAACTTAACTATTTCCTCTGATAGATACTTTTGAGCAGTCCTATCACTTTGTACATTTTGTGCCAACTGCCAAGTATTGTAGCCGCCACGCATGTTCATTAATCCTTCGTAAATCGCTTTCGGATAAGCTTCTGGTGCACTTGGTTGCGCAACAATGTCTACCGTAACAATTTCGAAGTTACTGACCTTTCCGTCTGCCCCAACTTCACCAGACCCTCTAGAGGAGACACCCAATTGGGCGCCTGACTCTATAAGTGTTCTAATGATGTTGCCCATAGGAGTAGGTACAATTTTTAGTTTGCCATGACCGTTAGGACCATCCATCCACATATTCTCAATTATATGTGATACACGATCTACATTTACTGTTAGTTCCGGTGGATGATCACATTCACCAAGAACTGGAAAGCCTTCCGAAATCTTTTTCTGTACCGATTCAACAGCACTGGCGATCTCCTGGATAGGATAAACACGCTTGTTAGCATTCTCAACCCCACCCTGAACAAAGATACCTTCCATAAACATATCCTTATTGCCGTCATCACTCTCAACAATGCGAGACTTTACAGCGGCTTGATTATGGGATAATCTTTCAATAAGAACGGTCATAAGCTTCTCCAATCAATAATATTAAACTACAGATTTCTTGTTAGTAACTGACTTTTTATTAACGCCATCATCGCCTTCTTTTGCGCTGTGGTTCTTAAAAGCAGGTGCTTTTTTATTGCCAGAAACATTTACATTTTTTGTAGCCATATCTTTTGGCGAATCGCCTTTGCCACCCTTGGTGTTGCTTGCTGTCATTTTGACAGGAGCAGCATTAGAGTCGTCGCCTGGACGCTTTGGGTTATGATTGTTAGGAGATGCTTTACCGTCGCCGTTATCGCCTTCTTTAGCCGATACAGTGTCAACGTATTCACGTAGAGATTCTTCAATCTCTTCTTCGTCATCTTCTTCGTCATCTGATTCTTCATCATCCATGTCCATGTCTTCATCATCCATGTCCATGTCTTCATCATCAGCATCACCTGCCATTATTTGTGCGAATTCTGCTTCTAGTTCTGCCATCGCAGATTCTAGATCATCAACACGCGCCTCAACTGGCTCGTCTTCAACGCCTAACTCGTCACCCATATCCATGTCGTCGCCCATGTCGTCCATCTCTAGATCGTCCATAGCTTCTTCATCATCCATTGGGTCTTCATCATAGAATTCTTCAGTATCAATTTCTTCATCGTACTGATCAGCGTCATCTTCGCCAAATTCTTCATAAGATTCATCAATTTCTTCCAAATCCTCTTCTACAACTCCATCACTTTCCGCTAACATATCAGCAAGGATTTCACGCGCATTTTCCACAATAAAATTGTGAAGTAGCTCTTCCGCTGCCTCATGTTCTTCGTTGATCTTGAGTTCTAGGACTTGTTCTAGCACTGTTCTAGACATTTATTATCTCCTTGTAACATCAATATAAACCACGTAAAGTGGCAAGTTTGTAGAAACCACTTTATCTGTTTCATAAATCTATTTAGCTGGGAAATAATATTTACATAGAGAAATGCGCCAAAACCTGTTGTTTTTGGCGCATAGTATATATTTAGAAAAAAAGTCGCACGCATAAGTGCTAACTTAAAATAAAATGTTACATCTCACCCATGCTGTCTCCACCGTCATCGCCGGTGTTATATATCTTCACAAGAACACCTTTCTTCATTTCTTGCTCATACTTTCTATATTCGCGAATTTTACGAAGCCGCGAAATATGCATCAGAGTCATACGGCTACGCCTGGTATCCGATAACTCTTGCTTACTGTGTTCATCCTTTTCAGGAGAATAATTTTCTTTTATATCTTGATATCTCATATATCTATTTATGCTTCCGACTATTCATCGGGTGCATTCTCTGCTCCGGAAATCGGAGATTCTGTTCCTTCTTCTCCTCCGTCCATGTCCACATCATCAAAATTAAAATCTTCTTCTCCGCCAGGCATGCCACCCGGTGGTGGTGCTGCACCAACTGATTTCAATCCATCAAAATCATTATTATCAATATCATTATCACCTCTCTCGGCAAGAAGCATTTTTTCATTTTCAAGAATTTCATCTTCAGTCATGCCAAGATACCGCTTCAACGCAAACCTAGTGCTAATATATGGTGCTTCCGTTATAGTCGTAAATACGTTCATCGCAGTAGCATCCATGTCAAGTTGACGATACTTGCCGAAGTTCTGTGGTTCGTTGAACCGCATCTTAAATAACGATGCTTCTACCTCAACACCACGATGCTTACAAAATCTCTTAAACTCTCGATCAAGCTCGTCAACAATCAATGACTGTAATCTCTCAATAAACTTACCAAATCGAAACTCTTGAATCATTGCAGTACCTACACGACCATCATTAATTACCGCTGTTCCATCTTCAGGACCAGTAGGCAAATATGACGACGGAACACGCAAGCCACGCATTAGTTTGTTGTTAAAATATTTTAAGTCATCAATCTGGCCAAGATTTTCACCTCCTGGCAATGTCTCTACTTTTGATCCTCTACCTTCTGATGTTTGAGCAAAGAAGAAATCCTCCATAATCGATAAAGGATTGTAGGTACTGTCCATTATTGTATTGCCATCAGTGTTGCGACTTGGCATTCTGCGTTGATGAATCTGGTTCTTAATACGCTCAAGATGTTGGTTTGCTTTGTGAGTAGGCATATTGCCAGTATCAATGTAAAAGACCCTACGTTCTGGTGCTCTTTGAACACGATAGATCAACAAAGCATCCTCAAGAAGTTCTTTTTGCTTAAATACTTTGAATATTGGCTCAAGAATACTGTTACCGAAAGGCCAGAAAGCGTCAACCCCCTCATTTAATGAAAGATGAATAATATGCTTTGCCTCAATAGCAGTCGTGCTTTCATTCTTGGTGAATCTGCCTCCAGCAGATAGAGAACTCGATGAAACACTCGCAGTTGAAGCAGCATGAGATGATCCGGCTGATCCTACTGGCGCAATACCAGCCCTCGTTAGTTTAGATTGATCCATTGTAATGGACATATTTTGAAGGTTCAAATCTATATCACGAATAAAATATGCCTCTTTTTTCTTGCCGCGACCTTCATTCACAACAATCTTTTCAATGTTACTAGGATTTACCCAATACATCTTATATGTTTCTGGATCACGAACAAATACTTGATCACCATATTTTACAGCATTGCGAAATATACGAAATATCCTTTTAGACATATCATTCAATGAAATCCATTGCGCAAGTGTATTGGTAAGAACTTCACTTTCACTATCAGTTGGCGATTCAGTGTATTCCAAAACAAATGGCAAACCATTTTCTTCATTCTTTAATGTGCTAAACTCTGCGATAATATCAAGAGCAGCATTGATCTCACTATCAAGATCCATCATATCAAACTGATTATATCGTTGTACACGATTTGGCTGACCTTGATATACTTCCGGTAACCATTTGTTGACCGAAGCAGATGAACTAGCAGATGATCCCGAACTATTGTAGGATTCGCTTCCCTGCTGCGCAGCTTTAATCATATCGTGCGTTTTAAAATATTTTTTCCAAGTCGCCATTTGTTTTCTTTCCTTAATGTCGTATTATACCATACTTATCGATATTTTACAAGTGCTATTATTGTAGTTGTGAGAGTAAAGAAGCTAATCCCGCACTGTTACGATTGAGAGCGTTCAGTACTTCAGCCCATAATAATTCCGAATCATTGCCTTGATCATTAACGCCGCCTCTGGCTTCTTCGAGTTCGACACGCATCGCGCGAACTATTTGCTCTTGAATAGAACTATCCGTGATAGACATAATAATTTCACTAAGTTCGTTGGCAGCCACAGTGCGATTTTCGGGTGTAGCAAGCGCGCCTCCTCCCATACCCTCGACCAAAAGTTCTGGTATGTTAGTGATGTCATTAGCGGGGGCGCCGAAGCCGAAAAGAGCTTCTGGCGCTGCGTCTCGGGGCTGGTCTTGCTGGGCGTGTCCACCGTCATCGTTGTCCGGGACGGTGGTAACGGTGGTGGCGGCTGCGGCGGCAATCAGTTCATGAAATTTGGTGTTTACACGCAAGGTGATGTCACCCAAGCCGCCCATAGCATTAGCCAATGTTTGCATCCATCCGTTTTCAGAAGTTGCTGTATTGACTAAATCAGCATAAACACCTTCCAACGCGGCGTAATTGCTTGCTATACTACCAGCGGCTTCCATACTATCGACTGCTGTTGATATAGCACCTTGAATCACTGTAGACAACACACGGTTACCTTCCAATGTTTCCATCACCTGGGTTTGTGTGGCATCAGTTGCTAAACCCCTGTTTGCATCTGATATATTATCTGATATTGACAGTAGATTAGCATACAAAGCAGTGCCTATCTCACTTCCCATAGCTACCATCTGTGTAAATGCAGGATCATTATCCAAAGTGGCTCTCATCTCTGTGGCATAGTCACCTATTATATCTGCTGCGTTTTCTTCATTTCGGACACGCCTTGCAAAATCTTCTATCATTGGACGTATTGAAGAAAATTCCGCAGACAGCATTTGCTGCACTTGCGGATCCAGCATCGCAGTATTTGGATCTATTGCCAGACGACCAATTATTCCTCCTAGATCACCCAGGGAATTCTGTAAGAAAGAAACATCATTTCTTAGTTCCTCGGGAGCACCTACTATTGCACTCATTACTCTGTTTCTGGGATTAGTCATTCCCTCGTGAAGTTGTTCAATAGCATCAGGAAGACTTATTTTCAAAACATTAGATAATTCCAACGCAGTATCCATGAAGTCTCGCATACCTGACTGCATCTGGCCAGTTGACATACCACTTAACTGCCCCAGTTGCCTTTGTACATCCAAATATCTCCCAGAAGCGTCTACAATCTCACCAAACTCTAAATTATAATCCGTTATCAGTTCTGGACGCATACTATCTACAAAATTTGCAGTGGCTACAACTCCGTGTACTCCGACTGCTTCTGAAAAGTCGCGAGCCATACCAACCATATCGTCAAGAGCGAAATTTACGTTATTTATCGCAAGAGCCATACTTGAAAAGGTACCATCTTCTGCAGAACGAACCCCTATCTGTGTAAATTCCCTACCAACGGCGACACGTTCCTCAACGCTGTCTTTAGTATAGTTAACAGCAACAGATCCAATACTAGCCAAGGTTGAAATGACTTGTCCGACACCAGCCAAGCCGCGCGCCAACATACCGCCGCCCTCTTGTATCCTTTCCTCACGTTCGGCTGCGAATTCCGGATCGGTTAATGCTCTCGTTCTATCTCGTTGCCAATCAGCAAGCGAACTGAAATGCTTTCCGAATTTATCAGGTAACACATTTCCCATAATATTACTGAGTCTTGCAAATCCAGTATGTAAAGTCTTGTTTGTTTTATCTCGACTAATATTTCCCTTTAATACTGTTGCTGCCATCTGCGCATCATCTCTATTATTAGAAATGTTGTCTTGATTACGTTTCGCAGTCTCTTTTACATTATTCCGTAGGTTTGTTTTTTTTAGTTCATTTACCGCATTAACAACACCATTGTCACTGTTTGCTGTACGAAGCAATTGTACCAGAGTACCAATATTGCCGCCTTGGGCTCTTGCTTCGGTAAGTAATCCCTGCAATGTTGTTTCGGATGCCCAAGGCGGCAAATTAGAACCCGTGATATAAACTTCTTCAGTCATCAAAAACTCCTTGACTTTCTACTACGAATCAGTTATAATAAACTATGAATTTACCAAGATAAGTAAAGTAATCACTATACTGTTTATGTGCATTATAGTGTATTTATCAGGAGAGACAAATGTCATCTAAAAACCCATTATCAAAACATTTTAGAAAACCAAAAATATATATGACTGTGCCCACGAAGGGTATATTTAATCCAGAGATTGAAACAAGTTTAGCAGGTGATATCGGCATTCTTTCAATGACTGCCATGGATGAACTTATTTTAAAAAATCCAGACGCATTATTGAATGGCGAAGCAGTAATCACAGTTATAGAAAGTTGTGTGCCTGCTATCAAAAATCCAAAAGAACTGGCAAGCATTGATGTCGAAGCATTGATCATTGCTATCAAATACGCAACATATGGCAGTGAGTTAACACATCATCATACGTGTAGTGAATGTGGTGCAATAAGTGATTATACGATTGACTTGAATTATATAATTAATCGTTTTCCAGAATATGACCATGAACCTATAATAGAACACGATGGGGCTAAATTGCATATTCGTCCTCCCACTGTTGAAATCACAACAAAACGCGCATTGGTTGATCTTGAACAAACCAGTGTCATTCGCAAATTAAAAGATATGATTGAAAATAGTACTGCGGATGAAACAACTGATACAGACATAGAAGTTTCAAAACGCTTTTTCGACTCTTATAAGAAAATAGCATCATACAACATTGATATTATTGCTAATCTGATTCGCTATGTTGAAATGGTTGATGACCAAGGCGAAAAGCAAATAGTTGATAATGTTGAACATATCAGAGAATTTATTTCTAATTCTCCAAAGAATGTTGTAGATAAAATAACTGATATTCTGTTAAAAGAATTTGAACCAAACGAAGATTTATATATGTTTGAGTTTACTTGCCCAGAATGTAATCATACATCAAAAGTAAAAATGGATATGAATCCTATAAATTTTTCATAAGCTGGTTGGCGCAAGCGAATCAGCAAGAAATTGTAGAAAAACAAAAAAAATATGAAAAAGAACTTGACACGACACAGAAGAATATGATAGACTTACTATGGCATATGAGGGGGGGAATAACAATTTCAGAAATTTATGAACTCCCTGTTGATATGTTTAAACACATAAATGAGTTTATTGCAACTCGGTACGAATTAAGTAAAAAAGCAAAAACCCCAATACTCTAATACAACACACAATACTAATACAATACTAATACAATACTAATACAATACTAATACAATACCGACATAGCAGAACTGTTGATGGTGTAGGCCATCCGGGATTGAGATTGCCAGGGATAAACTCCTGATGCCGTCAGATGATGCAGGTGGGTCCTGCGACACTTCTCGTTAACTGCAACCTTTGATCCGTAATCAAAGAATATCCGTGTGCCTAGTCTCGCACGGATACCAGTGACTGGAACCAATGTGTACCAGTACCTTTTTCTAAAGTAGACGCCCCCCATCGGTCAAGTTTTAACTTGTGTCGCGGTGGAATAGATTAGGCGGGAAACAGAAATACCGATGATAGATTATTATAGTCCTATCAGCTTATAGCACCCACGCTTCATAACAGGTGTTATAAGTGCCGTTTCGTTGCAAAGCAAGCAATTGGAAAGCGTAGAGTTAAGGGGGGATAGCGAAACCGACCCCGCCAACTGGTGGCTAACTCAATGTTATGAAGACAATTCTCCCATGCGAAAATTAGTCAGTTTAAGCAAACATTTACTCTATGTAAATGTTTCTTAATTTAATTGTCCCGGCAACAGGGCAATTATGACTACAACCCTGCGAATGGGTTATAATAATATGATATTAATCACAAATCATAATATACATTATATTCCTATGGATTCCTATGAATATATTAAATAAAAGAAATGTAGATAAGATTTATGAGTGAGCGTAAGCGACATGAATAAATCGAAATCTACAGGAGCACCGATAGGTGTCTCCTTCCAGTATTGATCTAAATGACAATAATTGGAGTTACAATATTGATCTAAATGACAATAATTGGAGTTACAATATTGATCTAAATGACAATAATTGGAGTTACAATATTGATCTAAATGACAATAATTGGAGTTACAATATTGATCTAAATGATAAGTATTATGCAAGAGAAATGAAAGAGTAATTGTTGATATATATATATATATTGTGTTTAAAATGAAAGAGTAATTCTGTTATATAGTAAAATGTAGTTGGCATAGATCAACTGAAATACCACTAGAAAAATACAGATTGATTAAAAAAAGATGATCAGTAAATATAATGACGATGAATTCTATGCAGTAATGAAGAGGTAATAACATATGCCAAGTAAAAGCAAAATCAAAGGATCAGCCTTTGAGAGGGAGATGGCAAAATTTCTTAGTGAAAAATATGACGAGAGTTTTGTTCGTGTACCTAACTCAGGTGCTTACATTGGTGGTAAAAATCAAAAAAGAACTGATGTATTATCCGAGGGGCAAATTAGAGCATTTAAGGGCGACATTATTCCACCAGATGATTGGATTTATTTTAACTCCGAAGCAAAGTCATACGCAGATTTTCAGTTTCATGCGTTGATGACGCCAGGCTACATTCCTATTTTAGAATCTTGGATTAATCAAACTATGGAAGTTGCAGAAGAAAAAGACTTAAACATTCTGTTCATGAAATTCAATCGCAAAGGCAAGTATATTGGCTTTGAGAAAAAGATTCTTGATCAAGGATTAGAAATGACAAATCACAACATTTATCAGAGTGAAAATCATGGTAAATGGGTGTTTGTCGGAGAAGAAGAATTTTGGGAAAAAGCAACAGAAGTTGTCCAGATTATTTCCACAGAGGGATATTACAATCAAGGCTATTACTGATTATACAATAACAGATTTCTGTTTTTCATAACCAAACAAACATTTGCCACATCCACGAATAAGATTAGCAAGCATTTGTGGATCTGTCTCCATCAACTCATTCAATGATTCTTCATCTACTGTTGATGTGAATGCCCAGATTTCTGGGTTACGTTGTTCATTAAATCGAGCGCGAAGTATCATTTTATTTAGTGGAACATTTACTGAAGGATGCTTTGCTTTATCATCACCTTGTAGAATTTTCCAAGTATGATCATCGCACTCTTTATCATATTTCTCTTTTTCTTCTGAAACATTGATAAGGCACTCAAATCCCAAACAATCAAACATCGTAAGAAATTGCGTTGCTTCATCTTCCATGAATTTCTCCTTTGCTACACTATTAGTATAGCATTGATTCGAAAGATGTCAAGTTCTTTCGTCGGAAATAAATTCTACGATTTTAATCTGTAGTATATTTTTTGGATTGCGAGGATCAACCGGAGACATAAATGTATCTCTTTTTCCTGGAACACTTTTGAATCTAATATTGCCAAATCCATACAATATTATACCGACAAATTGTCTCGGTAGTTCTTGGACTGATAGAATAACAGATTTCTTTGGAGCAGGCTTTGTTTGCTCCAAAGTATCTGGATTGATGGAATTAACCAACAATTTCACTTTTACTCCTGTCTTCAATTTTGGTAACATATTATATCAATGAATTTATTACAGACTTTTATCATCTGTTAAAATGTCATTCTCTCCATTTTATAACCCACAATAATCGTGGTTTATAATATTTATGTTAATCCCTCGTATCGTCCTCTTGAGTGAAGGTAGTAAATCCATTTTCCTTGGTAACATTCAAAATATTGCCTACCCGACCAGTGAGTTCTTCTTTGTGTGAAATCAAGAATATAGACCGATTCATTTCGCGGGTCATTTTTTTCAAAACACTCAATGAAGATTCTACTCCGTTTGTGTCCATTCCTGAATCTATAAGTTCATCTACGAATAGAATATTGATAGACGAATACATAGATTCAAATATGTCTCTGAATGCCCAAGAAAGACCCAGTATCAATCTATTTCTCTCACCTCTCGACAGATTATCAAAATCTAAATCTCTACCCAAATCACTAATATCAACAGACAAGTCATTTTGAAATTTCACCGAATGTGGTAATCCCAATTCACTAATATAATGTTCTAATCTAGTATTCAAGAAGTTAAGATTTTGATCGATTATTTTTTTACGAACAAAACTATCTTTGTTCGAAAGGAGCTTCATCAAGAATTCTTGATGATCTTTGAATAAAGTGAGTTCCTCCAAAACAGAATAACTTATTTCTTCAAGGGAATTTCTCTCCATATCGTGAATTTGACTTTCATATGGATCTTCTGCCTTCGAAATGGTTATTAGTTGATCACTAAGTGACTTTACTGAAGTTTGATGCTCATATGCGTCTTCTGCTGTAGGGTAAAATGGAGATAGTGTTTCTTCTAAATCTCCTATTTCTGCAATTATTGTATGGTGGTCTTGTTCTTGTGAAAGATTGGACAGTATTTGCATATTTGCTTCAGTAAGCATATCTCTCTTATTTTTCAGAATTTCTTCCTGCTTTGTGTCATGGATATCTTGTCCACAAGCATGGCACTTATGCCCTTCTAACAGTTCAATTTCACGATTGAGTTTTTCAATTAGTGACTCTTGTTTAGTATTATCACGATTGATACTTGAAATCCATTTATTTGCTTCGGTTATTTTTGATTGCTTTTCATTGTATATTACTAAATCTGAATGTATTTTTAGTTCGGATTCAATGTTGACATGTGATAAAGCGTCTAACGCATCTTTTAAACCCTGAAGATCGGACTTGTGTTTACTTTTCCAAACCCGTTGTCGCCGCCTTATATCATCAATACTTTTCAAAATCTTTTCGTTTGAAGTCTGTAATGCTTTTATATTGTATTCCTCATCCTTTATTTTATCTTTGATGATTTTCATACTTGTTTTTAGTGTTTCTGCTTTGTTTGAAAGTTCTGTGATACCCAAGAGTTCTTCAATGACCTCTCGTTGGTCAGCAGCCCGCATAGATAGAAATGGTTCAGTGTATGTATTCAGCGCAACAATATGCTTAAACATCAAGTGAGAAATACCTATGATATTAGTTACTTCTACTTGAGTGTGTCGCATTTCTCCGTGTGCTTCATTTTCAAGATCATTCAAATCGACCCCATCACGCAATAACCGAAATATATTTGGTTTTCTGCCACGCTCAATTCTATATTCTTCGCCGTTATAATCAAAATCGACTGTTACTACCATTTGCTTGGCATTTGTTTTATTGATAAGATTGTCTGCTTTAATTTTAGATAGAGCAGCACCGTATAACGCATAACTAATAGCATTGATTAATGTGGTTTTGCCTGTGCCATTACGTGAACCATCGCCGCCCAAATCTAAATTATTGCCTAGGACCAATGTGAGATTTTCATCGGCCAACTGCACTGCTTGTGTTACATTGCCGCAACTCATAAAGTTTTTGATCGTGACGTTTTTAATTTTTAACAAAATAAGTAATCCTTGTTACAAGCTATTGTAAATATCAACTAATAAATTATTATTGAATGATCCATCCAGTTGCGATAATTGTGATATGACTATTTCATCAACTGTTTCAAAATGTAATTCAATGCCGGAATCGTCCTTATGCTCAGTATTTCTCATTTGCTGCATGGATAAATCTCGTAATGCATATGTATCGATGAACGTGTCTTTTATAAAACTTGCTTCTTCATATGTGATGTTGATATCCAATGATACCCGAATATTAGATTTTGGAAGCAAATATTTTTCGGGATTATCAAGAAGATCAGATAGTTGAATTGTTTTATATGATGGTGCATTATCCCACGGAAAGAATTCTGGCTCCTTATCCCATTCTAAAAACATCCATCCGCGATCATCATCCCAAGCATCTGAAAAATTATGAGGAAATGGATTTCCGATATATATAACGTTGTCTCTAACTTGTCGTTTGTGGAAATGACCAGAGAAAACAAAATCAAAATGTTTAAACATACCGTGATTTAGTCCGCCGTGATCTGGCATTTCAACCATAGCATTCAACTTAAACTTCGGTAGTTCAAGATGACCAAACAAATATTTTGCTTCCATCATAGGAACTGCTTTCCATTCATCATTTACTAGCCAACTTACTAACGCAACATCACCAATAACCTCGCTATCCCTTATAAGATGAATATTTGGCAGGTCTTCAATAAATTCAATTGAGTTTAACGCACGACTTTCGCGATAATATAAATCATGGTTTCCTAATAAAAAATATACATTATCAAACGCATCGTTCAACTTTCGTAATCCAGCTAATGAATACTTCATTGTTGAAATATTCAGGCTATTACGATTATGATGCCAATCGCCTAAAAATATACAAGTTTCGCAATTTTTTTCTTTTGCTTGTTCTATGAACCAATCAATAAATGAATCGCAGTCATCGTTGTGATACTTGGCATTATTTCGCATACCATAGTGAATATCACCAAAGCAAGCAGCACGTTTAAAAAGGTTTGTCATTTGTCAGAATAAATCTCTTTTATTGTTTCAATGGGAACGTTACCTTCATTACTAAGATCAGCATTCATAACCTTTTCCCAGCGTTCTTTTGATTTCATTTCGTGTTCAATTTGTCTTGTCCAACTCGGCGATTGACCAGCTTGCTGAAGGAGATCATCACGTAAACGTTGATTTTTCTTTTCTGAATTTAATACCCGTGTAAATGAGTTGTTAACTGTAGCAGTATAATAAGCAAATGGATTATCACTCTTTGCTTCATTAAACTGTAATCCAACCTGAGCAAGTTGGAGAAGTGCTTGCCCCTTCATTTCATCGTTGTACGTATATCCTCTCCAGTTGCCTTTTTGTGAATATCTTTCGACTAGCTTGATGTACATATTGGCAAGAGTTGTTGTTACTTTTCCCGACATAAGATCAAACTCTTTATTTGTGTTATGATGACTAATACCAACACATACAGATCGACCATTACGTATAACATAATGCTTGAATGGCAAGAAGTTTAGTTTAGATTTTGTATCTGCTATAGTTTTAGGATTTTTTTTACGACCGATTTCATCTGGTATATGCTCAAAGGTAATAACTCTAAAAACAACATCCTCGTCTCTGATGGTATTCGCATCAACCGCAAAGTCTATTTGTCTAAGCTTTTTATCCTCATTAGCATCGTATGCCAACTTTTGTCTACGCAATGCTTGATTTTGTTTTGCCTGTTCGATATTCTCTGACTTTAAAATATCTTCGACATCTGTGATTTCATTAGCGTCCCCGAGAATCAAATCGTACTGATGATATTTGTCTCTATCTTCAAACCAGCAAAAATTGATCTTTGATTCATGTATTTGCTTTAACATATCTTTGTTATTGAGATAGTTTACCCTTTTTGCCATAACAATGTTTCTCCTAAATTAAATATAAGTATATCATTCTTGACTTGATAAGTCAAGCGTTTATAATAAGTACAAAGTTTATTGTGTGATAAATACTGATAACACTATTTATGAGGAGTTAATAATATGCCGCTACAAGATTGGGGATTATTCGACCGTGTTATTACAGAACCAGTAACAGAACCAGTTGTGCCGCGCCCGCGTGTCGAGGATGCTGTCCCAGCGGCAGCAGCGCCAGCAGCGACCGCCGGTGCTAGGATTGGTGCTTTCGGCAATTTTATGAACTTATTTGGCCAGATGTCAACCCAAAATGGTGGTGCTAGTGGAGAAACGCAAGCGGCTGAGCAAATCACTTCGGATCTTATAAAATCTGGTGGTATGAAGATTACACCTGTTTTCATATCTGAACCAAGAGGATTACTTGGATTATCAAAATGGTATTTTCCATTTAGTCCGATTATAAACACTAATTTTTCAACCAACTATTCATCGTATAACATGACACATTCAAACTACCAACAGATGGCTTTCGATTCTTCAGAAAACGCACAGTTGTCGATAATAGGAAATGTCACAGCAAGAGATGAAGCAGAAGCAGAATTTATATTGGCAGGCTATTGTTTTTTTCGCGGAGCAATGAAAATGTTTTGGGAAAAAGACGGAGATAATGCAGGCAATCCACCTCCGATACTTAGATTGAATGCTTATAATATATATCAAAACGTGCCAGTTCTAGTTAGTGGTTTCACTTGGAATCTGGAAGATACGACAGATTACGTTACTTATGATTCAGAGATATTTGGACCTGGAGTTAGTATTCCGAAAGTAAGTTCGTTTGTTCTTCAACTGACTACTACGTATGGACCTAAAAACATAAGAAATAACTTTAGCGTCAAAGATTATGCCGCGGGCAAGCTTAATGGAATAGGATACTTATAAATGTCTGATAAACACTACAGTCCGTGGTCAAAAACCGGAATAATCAACAATACTATACTAGATATACAGCGTAAACGATTTTTAGTTCGTGATAATTTCGATATGGAATATACAATTGAAAATAAATATGATCTGCGGCCAGATTTGTATAGCTTCTATATGTATGGAACAGCAAAATATTGGTGGATTTTTGCAACCAGAAATCCAGACATACTATTTGATCCAATATACGATTTTACGACTGGCACAACAATACGTGTTCCACAAATGAAAAATATCAAAGGGATGAGATGAAATAATGAGAGATGGCACAAGCGACAGATTACTCGGAGACGTACAGCCCGTACCGACCGACATCGATCACACGGCGGAATATCTAGCGGCAGCATTCGACCAATCCCAGTTCAGAACCAACGGAACCAATACATATACAAATGATTTTGCGACGACAGGCGCCGACAGAACAGGCGGAGGCGTCGGTGGCAGAACAGGCGGCGGTGGCGCCGACAGAACAGGCGGAGGCGGCGGTGTCACCACGAGTTCTACTGCAGCAACACAATCGTTAGAAGAAATGGATGCAACGCACTCTTGGATAGAAAATCCGTTGAATGAGTTTGAAATATACACATACAATCTTGAACTATTCGTAGTTTCACAAGAAGACACTATTACATATCTAAATGGCGCTGAAATCGGTAATAGTGGCGAAGAACCAGGAACAAACAAACTAGTAATAGCACATACTGCAGAAACGACAGAATTTATAATCAGTGACTTGAGTTTCATAACGCTCGGAACTTCATACTCATCTAATATAGGATTGGCTGGAGCAGCGACAACATTTGAATTTGTAATTACACAAATCGGCGATACAAATTTAGCAGAAACATTCGATAACGTCGCTGTTTCAATGGGATGGCCAGGAATTTCAAGAGCAACAATGTTTCTTAAAATTGAATTCAAGGGATTCGATGGTGAAAATAATAATGTCGAAGTTAATGAAACAAAAATATTACCTATACGAATTAGCAGCATTGCCGATATAAGTACAAGAACTGATGCACGTGGAACACAAACATCATTGTCTGCTGTTACTGTTAGACAGTCAGGATTTATTGCAGGAGATATGATCGATAAAGATATTATTATACAGAGAGAAGGAGAATCTGTATTAGATTATCCATTGGAGAATTTGCTTCCAGCGATAATCGATACTATAAATGCGGATCTTAATTCAGAAACTTTGCGGCTAGGAGGAGACCCAAACTCCCCTTATTATAGTAGTTATGAAATTGAACTTAGCGATAATTTCAAATCTACGTTTGGACAAGGTCGCATAAGCATCGACATTCCTACTGATGCCAGCAATACATCTATTAGCGCAGGAGCAGTTGAACAATATAGATTGCGTAACACTGATGGTATCATTACACTTCCTGCATCATCAAGTATATATAGTACTTTAACGAGTTTGATAGAAAATAGCGATATTATAATGGCTGAAATGAGTGGAGAACATGAAGGGCTTACAACAGATTTCGCAATACGAGTAGATGCAGTGCCACTGGAAAATGGGTTTAATGTTATTACCGGCAATTATTCTCACGCAATCAAGTATTATGTAGGAACAAGAGAAGTATATACATCACAAAGTACCGCCGAGGACTTAAATAAAGCCGCGCATGGCGAACTTATGTTAAACAATATTCTTAATAATAACTTCTTAAATAAGATATATCACTATCAATATACGGGAAAAAATGATCAAATTTTGGGGTTTGACATTTCCTTTAATCAAGATTTTGTTAGAGGACATTTGAATAGTTCAAGTTTAACAAACCGCGTGACACATTTCGCGAATCCTACAGAATACATAGCCTTTAGAGATTTGTTAGAGGAAACCAGACATTCAAATATATTACAATCCCACGAAATAGCAGAAGCAAGAGTTGATGCAGCCCAAGCGACATTGGAAAATATCAGATCGTCACCGGATCGCGAATATCTGCAGGAGGCCTATGGCGCTGAAACAGCGGCAGTAGCCGCCGAAGACGACGCACAAGCAGCCGTTACTAGAGCTAGAGATGACAGAAGGCGAGTAATAGGCACTGACATTAGTGAGAATATAATGTCGATGTCCAATAATTTTACTACATCTAATCCAGGAGCAAATTTGGCAGAAGATATGGACAAGGACTTGATTTCGGCTTCAGGGTCACAAGAAATGATTGCGTTCCTTCGAACTATTATAGATAATCCAGTCGAATATGTACCATTGCTTGAAGTAGAACTAGGACCAAAAGGATATTCAGGTCTTAGTTTTGATTATAACAATCACCATCGCATGTTATCAAGAGTAAAGCACCGAGAAGGTCACGGAATGGGATTCTCCATGGCAGAAGCAAAAATGGAAATACGAGGCGATCCATATTGGATAAACAGTTATATTACAACTCCATCAGCAGATGCAGCCCATGCCGAAGTAACACGCCGCCAATATAATGAGGTGCCAGGTCAGAATTATATAATGATTGTTTCTAATGGTGCGGATGATACAAATGAGGACGATTCGATACGGGTTGCTAACTTATTTAGAAGTATATATTGTATTAGGTCAGTTACCAACTCATTTAGTGCTGGATTATTCACTCAAACTCTTGACATGGTAAAAATAGTATTTTCAGAAGATGTTGGAACTACTCCAACGGCTGCTGTAACTGAAGATCCTGCTGGCAATGGTGCTAGTGATGATACACCTCCCACAGATGATGATATTAATGATGATACTAATGATGATACTAATGATGATACTAATGATAATGATAACGATGACGATGACGATGACGATACAACTCCTCCTATTGATGCTGATGCTGAGTTACGAAATGAGTGGCGAGATAGGGTCGGTGTCGGAATAATTCAAGATGCTAATCATGCAAGAGATTTATTGTTAGAAGATCCATCAGATACAGATAGAATAAGAAATTATAACTTACAACGAGCAAGATTGCAGCAGTATATTGACGCAGAGGCAAATTATGATGGTGCTACCCCTGCTACCGATTTGGCATCTACGCTTGATTATTCATTGAGACAAGATTTCGGAGACAATGCCGCAGCCGCGACCATATACCTTAACGAACTTCAGTCAATATACCCAGGTACTGTGACTCCGGATTTAGTGTATACGTTACAACACTTGTATGGAGAAGAATTAATAATAGACGGCATAGATCAAAGTGATGTTGATGCTATCGGAGGAGCAATAGAACAAGTTACTACTGCTACTATAAATCCTCACGCGTTACATGGATATGGACCAGAAACTCAACTAATAATTGACGCCGCAAATGAGCAAATTTCTGGAGACTATGGAGTATACTATCAGGATAGAATAATTACTATCGCGCAACGAAATGAAATACGACGACTAGAAGCACAAGCAGAAAATATGTCTGAAATCGAAAATTATTTGGCGACATTAGATGAAGACCTTGTAGTTCAAGCAGCAACAGTTCATAACAATACACAAGAATACTATGCTAAATTGGCTGAGGCAGATGAAATAAGAAGTCGCATCGCTGCTGGCGAATATACAAATCGCGAAGATTTACAACGCGATGAAAGGGAATTGGCAGAGTTGGAAGAAACTATAGCACAGGATTATTTGGCATTGCCTCCTTCTACTCCTGAAATGGTATATACAATCGATGTTACTCCGTCAGGAGTGGAGATTGATCTTATACATAATCCCATAATGCCTCCTCCTGTGCAAACTCTTCCGGTATATATAAATAGTCCTGAACCGACATATGTTCCACCGGAGTTAGTTGACACCTTGAATTCAGCAAGAAACGATTATAGCGATATTATGTATGGCATGTCTCATGGTTCATACGTGACCGTGAATGTTACTGATCCCAGTGGAAATATTTGGGAGCAAAAAATATATGATATTGGTAGCATTATGTCGAGTCATAATATTGGAGTAAACCTATCAGCCCAATACGGATTATCAACCCCCGCATTTGTTGATGGACAACACATAACTTCTGCTGCATTACAATCTTCCGGATATCCAATTTATTATAATGATTATGTAGAAATACAACAAAACGTAGCAGACAACTATCCTGCTATCACTGTAGGTCGCCAGCTTCCTCCAACAGGCACAAATGCGCCAGATACTGATACCCCAGGACCGTTAAGACTTAATGTAGGCGGACATGGTTTAACTATTGATGCTGCAGAGCTAATTTAAAAAAAGGAAATACTGATATGAGACGCAAACCGTCAGGCATAGGAAAAAGCTTACGTGATAATAGATTTGGTTCTGACAATCCATTACCAGTGCAACTTTCAGTAAATATTTATGAAGCAATCGTAAACGACAACGTAGACGCAAGAGGACAAGGAAGAGTACAAGCTTATATACCATCACTAAATCAACTACCAGAAGACTCCCAAGTGTATTTGTATGCTTCTCCGTTTGGGGGAACAACAAACATGACAGCATTCGGTATGTTCGGTGTTCCTGAAATAGGCACAAAAGTTTTAGTGTTTCATGCCAATGGATCAATGGAAAATACTGCTACTCGATATTGGTTTGCCACTTCACAGCCATTACATAATCCTGGTGGCGGCGGAGGCTCTACAGTAGGATCACCTGATCTGCGCAGTCGCAATGGCAGCGGCGGTGGAGGCGGCGGCGGTGGAGGCG